AACCCAAAATCGGTCCCATTTATCAAGACCCATAAGAACGCCAACCGTAAACGCCCCGTCCCCGGAGCCGGTGCCCGCCTTGTCCCAAAACCGCACCCTGAGTTTCCATTCTTTTTCTTCGGGAAGCTTATTAACCTCTACTATGCGTTTTTCCAGTTCATCTACATGGAACATTGCCCCACCGGCGGGCACGGGCCATTGTAGGTACTGGGCCGGGTAGGCCGTAGTCATTGTCGGGTTTTCAGACAACGACCTTAAAAGTTCAAGCGGCAGCCGCTTAGGATCCAGCAAGCCGTTGATGTACCTAGCGCGGAGATTTACCGGGTATATGTGTTCTGTTTCTTCAGCAGGCAAGCAGACCCAAAAGATTTCCGGACGCCGCCGCTCGTTATCTACCTGATACCCAACCGGGTCGTTCTGGTGGAGGCGTTGCATGATAAGCCACGTAGAGCTTACGAGCTTATTCACCTTACGGCTGGGTAGGGTTTCGCAGACCCAGGTATTTGTCGCCTTCAGCTCTTCATCGCTCGTAACGGCCGTAGGGTCGATGGGGTCGTCGATGATGATAAAGTGCGCGTGCATTCCAATCACACTGCCGCCCGAGCCCACGCTGTACCGCATCCCCCTCTTGGTGTTCGCGAAGTACCCCTTTGTGTTCTGGTCGTCGCTTAGCTGCACTTCTGGAAAACACGCACGATATTTGTCGCTCTTGACTACCGTGCGGCTTTTATTTGCCAGATCCAGGGCCAGGATATGGGTATGGCTACCGCAAATAATCCGAGCGTGTGGCATGACCGTCCATATCCACGCCGGACCCATAATCGAGAAAATAGTCGATTTAGTAGAACCAGGGGGCACATTAACAACATGGTCGAACTCGCGTCGCTCCCCTCGCATTACACGGCGGACGTCCTGTTCAAATAACCCGCAAAGGTACTCTATGTGCCAGTTCCAATGGGCTGGCTCCGCGTTAAGGATTTCCCAGAACTCTTTGACAAATTCATAGAAACCCCCCTCCGCCCTACATAGGGCCGCGACCAGGCGGTACTCGTCAAATAATACCGGGGGAAGGGCCACCCCGGCAACAACCCTGTCGCCCACGGCCGCGGCCCCGACAGCGGCACTATTTCCTAGGAAATCACGACGGGTTATAAAGGACATAGAAGCCTCCGAGAGGACATGGTACAACCAGAAGGAGGCTAAGGCAAGGCCCTACCCCTGACCGACAACGACCCAGCCCCGCTCCCTGCCGATCTCTAGAAGCACAGAATGCATCTCCGCGACCTGCATCGGCAACGACGGGCCGTCATACCGCCTCATCGCAGAAAGTATCAAAAGCATACCAGCAGCAAAGGTGCATTTAGGGTCAGTTTCTTTCTGACTGTCTATAATCTCATTGAATTGCTGACGAAAGCGAACAAGCCTCTCATCTCTTGTACTCATTACAAAAACTCCTTTGGATATTTGACCATATCCACAATTTGACCCGCCAGCGGGTGACCGCAGTCTGTCAAAAACTCTATACGGCCCTCTCGTAAATAGAGATGACAGCGGGTACCTTTTGAAGGGTACAACAAACTCGGCGCAAACGTAGGCCGCGTGCTGTTGCCGTTAAATTCCCACCCACCGCTGCCCCAGGCCGTTTTCTTGCCGTCCTTCATGACTGTAAAAGAATGCCCCTCTTCGCAACCTGGGCACCAAAACCGATACACAAAGGAATCTGGCGACTCCCACTGAATAAGGTAGTCAGACAGTACAGTCCTATCCATTTGCGTCAACCCCCTTAGATACTGGAAGCGACTCTACATCAATCGGCAATTCCGGCAACAAGCCGCCGGTTAGGGGCGCGGCAATACGCCCGGCCCTTTGGCCTTCGCGGACGGCGTCCAGAACAGTACGCATAACCTCGACCGGAAGGCCGAGCTGGGTGACATCGATTACATTGACATTCACGGAACCGCTCACGTTCACGTCTATTGTGGATTTGTCCGCAAACCCGCGATCGCGGTTAAGTGTCCTGTTCGCGAATATGGTGGCGGCGGAGTCCCCGCCCCGGATGAGGTCGTATAGGGCCGTTTCGCAGAAGTTCTTTTTATGGAACTTCATTTCTTCTACCAATGCTGAAAAGTCCGGATCCTTTGAAATCCAGCTATCCAGTGTTACCTTAGACAGGTTACACCGCCGCATCGCTTCTGACGGGTTGAAGTTTGAAGATACAAACGCATGCAAGAAGAGCTGCTGGCGGACACGGACTCCCTGATTTTCAAACAACCGCTCCACGCGGTCTACGTGATTTCCGTCCTGATCTATGGCCTGCAGCTCGTCCCACAGCGGGCGGAGTTCTGGGCTCAGGTTTTGGTACACATAGTCCATGAAGGACGCACCGTCACCACCGGCGTCCGCCCTTCCCATCTCGATTGCTTTTTCAACCTCGGGGCGGTCTTCCAACCACCGAAGAAGCGTCCTGGAATCAACACCCAGAGCCCTAGCGATATGGGCGTGCTTATGCCCGGCCCTAGCAAGTTTGTAGATTCGAATGAGATGCAACGGTTCCCACTTAGTATCCGCCATCTATGCACCTGAGGTTTGAGCCATAAACGGCGAGGCCTGCCGTTTGGTTCAATATACCCAGGCCGGTAGCCGCCTGCTACTCCTGCTCGTCGCAATTGATGTTTGTCTTCCCGAACATTTCACGAAAAGCCTCAAAATTACTGCAGGCCTGCGTACCAGTAGCGCCGCCCCCGTAAAAGGAAAATTTAGTTGAACGGTCGTGCTCGTACCTGTGGTCTTTAATGATGTTCAGCGCTACCTGGCACACGTCTATCTGCGATGTGGCGTTTGTTACCTTTGTTTCCAGTTCTGCTATTGGCGTGCCTATGATCCTGTGCATAATGCCGGAATTTTCACCGGGCTTCGCATGAAACCTACCGGCCACGCCGCGAAGTGTGGCGATGTACTTGCTGGCAGCCGCTATTTCCTTTTTAAGGATGTTTTCTTCGTCTTCTATTCGTTCCTTCATTAACTCCAGGAGGGCCACCCGTGTAGGGTCCGCACCTGCTTCGTAGAGGCCTACCAAGATATCTCCGAATGTTTTCGTAAGTAGCCCCACGGCCCGCAACAATACGCGGTCTTCCCCTTCTGGTTTTTCCGTAGCTCCCGTTTCGTCGTAGGCTTTTCTTCGGCCCTCGTCTATCAACACCTCGTAGCACAACTGCAGCCGCTTAAACACTCGGGCATCACCACCGGGGCGGTCCGGGTGGTGCCGGAACGCCTTTTCCCTATGCGCCCTGCGTATGTCCTCGGCGGTTGCCGTAACGTCCACTCCAAGCACTTCATACGGATTCATCTTTTACACCTTCTACCGATACCGTTACCGTAGCTGCGGGGTCCGGCCGCCGCACAAATTCGCCCAGGCCCCACGCATCCGCCAGGGCACACCAACCGGCCAGGAACGTTCGCCACCGTGGCAACCAGCGGTCCCACGGAACGTCCTCCGGGTCTTGCTGAATATTGCGAATGCAATTACGACGGAAATGGGGCCAGCCGTCATGGAATGACGCCTCCCACGCCTCTTTCTCTGCCCCGATTTTAGGGCCTGTGGACCAGGTGGTCATTGGTTTCCTTTCGATAGATGGTCTGCCGAGTAAGTGATGCCACAGCAGAATACATGGACGAATTCTTCGTCACTGTATGACTTTTTTAGCTGTCGCAACTCCTCCACGCACTTTCGCCGCTCGTCGGCTCTGGCCTCGGCGGCCGCTGCGGCCTTGTCCGCTTCGTGATCGGTGAACTTGACGTAATCGCCGTCGTCCCGCTTCTGCATAACCGGAAACCCGTCTTCATAGGTTGGCAAGTGCGGGTCGTATCTCTTAATCATTGTTTCTTTCCCTGCGATTCCAGATGTCCTTTAACGCCGAGACTCCGACGCCAATGATGACGATTGCCTGCATTGCCGTTCCGACGAACAAAATAAACAAACCGCACGTCATGCAAAGGAACTCAATCCACTCCATAAGCGTCGCCATGTCAGACATCGCTTTCTAATGCTTCGCGTATTTCAAAACTAACGACGGCCGGAATTACACCGCGTTGTCGCGTTGTAGTTATTTCGGCCCGAACTCTCTGATAAACATCGCCTCGACTTCTCGCAGGTCCGTATCGGGGTGCAGTTTCACGATTTGCTTTCGTGGCACTTCGCTAATTCGGCAAGTTGTCCACGTTCCGTCTCCAACCAATACCCGACCTTCTTGCTTAACAATCCAAGTGACGAATGAAAATCCCTTGTAGTTATCGTGGTTGATTGTGATCGCAGTCACGACGACGTCGCCCCTGCGAATCACTTTTCCAAAGCGGTCTTTCATTACGCGCCTTCCTTCGTTTTGACTTTCAAATACCTCAGCAAACCGCGAAGCTCGCCGCGAGTCTTGGCAATAGCGGCTTGTCTCGAACTTACG